GATAGTTGTTATGATTTGCTGTAAATTCTTTTCTTACCCAACATTTAAACTGGGGTATGTTAGAAATTAAATATGACATGCAAGGTGCAAATTAAACTTTGCCGCCTTTAGCCATATATTTGGTACCTTTCATAGCGCCGCCTTTAGCCATATATTTGGTACCTTTCATAGCGCCGCCTTTAGCCATATATTTGGTACTTTTTACAGAACCGCCCATTGCGTAGCCTTTAGTTTTCTTAAACATTTGTTGCTCCTAATAAAATTTAGTTTTCTTTCTTCTATTGTTCATTACTTTACCACATCCTTTAGCAATTCTAATTTCTGCGACATCACCTTTTGATTTTTTTACTCTGCCGTCTTTCCAACTAATTCTTTTAGAGCTAGTTTTTTTTTCGGCTGCTGATGTACATTGAGCTTTTGTTGGTCTGCAAGCAGGATAGCTTTTTCTTTTCTCTCCTTTTTTTCTTCCGCAAGGCTTGCCTGTTTTACAGTCAATCCAGCCTTTGCCGTCGTTTTGCTCAAACCAAGTTTTTAAAGGGTTTTTAGCCATTAGCTTAATTTAGTTTTTTTACGTTTGCCTGGAAGCATATTGTTAAAACCTTTAGCTTCAACAAAAGTTACCTCTCCGCCTGTTGCTTTTTTAACTGAGTTACCCCAGTTTTTAGCGCCAACTTTACGGCACTTAACCAAAGCTCCGCTAGCATAAGCAGATGGCCAAACTTTGTATCTTGATTTTACTTTGTTATAACAAGCATCTTTTTTAGTAGCCATTACTTTCTCTTAGATTTTGCTCCAGCACATTTCCATCTTTTTCTTGATAGATTGTTGGGAGTGTTAGGGTCGTTTTGTTTTTTCTTAGATAGTCTTTTCTTTATACCAAGACTTCTAGCGCAATATGAATCACCCTTAGATGTACCGGGCTTTACTCTTGCTCCGCCACCTTTAGCTTTGCCTGCTTGCCCGTAACTAACTTTTTTACCAGAAGCGGTTACTTTTACTTTAGCTTTACCTTTTCTTGGAGTTGTTTTTATTTTTGCTACCATAATAAAATTGTAGCAGAACTTAACGTACTGCTACAAAAATTTAAGCAGCGTAGTTTTTAATAAGGGTTAAAACTATTACATACGAATCGCCACTTGAGTGACCAGTCGTAGTTAGCTTTATATCACCTGTTTTACCAGTGCCTGCTGTGTTTACTATTCCGCCAAACTCTGTAAAGTCTTCGTCAGTTGTATAATCTGAATTAAGGTCCCAACAAATAGTGTCAGTTGTTGCATCCCACAAAAGTTTTACGCTCATACCAAAGGTTGAATAAACAATCTTTGCAAGACGAACACCATTACATGCTTTACCATAGTTGTTAGGCTGTAAAGCGCTAACGTCTACTTTTGTGACTGCACTTTCACCATTACCATCAGATGTATTAGTCAACTGAATAATAGCAAGCCTATCACTGTCTAACAGAGTTGTTGAAGTTACTGCGTCTGCCATAATTAGCTCCTAAAATTAAGCGTCAGCGAATGGTGTAACTATAGTTCCTGAACCAATTAGCAATGAATCGTGAACCAAATAAGTAGCTGTATCTATAGCTGTAACTTGTACAACACTTCCTACAACACCACCTTTAGTTGAACCATTCATAGTCATAACATCATTAGATGCTGCTGGAACAAAAGCTTTCTTAGCACCATCGTCTACGGCTACTAATACTGCACCTTTAAATTTGTCAGTACCATCAGTTAAAATGTCTAAGTCTGTTGCTGCTGTTTCTATGTAGAAATAGAAAGAAGCACCAATGTTGTTAGCTTGGTTAGGGTCTGTAGGATCGCTTGGTGTTGTTGATACTATTGAAGGCAAAGTAAATTTACCATCTGCATCGTTACATAACAAGATTTTTCCTGCGTGTGCATCTACTGTTAAAGTAGTATCTGCGGTTAAAGAAACAGAGTTATTAACCCCTGCTGAAATAAATCCTGCCAATGATTTGACTGGACCTGAAAAAGTTGATTTAGCCATAAGGTTCTCCTAACTAAATATGTTGCGCCATCTTGGAGTAAGTCTGCCGAGTCAGTTGGTGCAACGAGTTATCTCGGTTTAACTAACTATACTACTTTAGAAGTCTTGAGGGAAGTGTTCTTTAGTTTTAAGAATATTTTCTCTAGAAGCAAATAAAGCCTGATAAGAATCTTTAATAGCTTCATTTTGACCAAACTCAGCAATCATGTCTTTCCCAACCATTTCTATTAAAGCCTGAATGGTAATAAGTCTGCCTTGAATATCTTGAATTTTTTTACCATCTTTTAATGTCATATCAGCCTCTATCTTTTGTCTAATGTCGTATCCTTCTAGCCAGTTTTTTACATTAATTATTTTTTTATCAAAATCTGAAAATGTTTCCCAGTCTCTTATTTCTTCAAGATCTCTTCCGCAACCTTGGCATATTTCGTCAAAAGGGGCCATGGACGTAGTGCAACGACCATTACAGGGACAATTTGCCAAGCTAATGCTTCCATGTAAACCAGTATTCATATTAATATTTTTTACGGCTTTATTAGATTCTACAACAGTAAACAATATATAGGTATCTTTTTGTAAATTTTATTTTAAACAAAAAAAAGGGAGCCGAAGCTCCCTTTAGGGTTTTTAAAGAACTTACGCTCCCTGTGAACCAAATACAGCTCTCCAGTTGGAGTAGCCAAAAGAGTATCTTTCTCTAGCTTTGTAACGCATGTTACCAGTATCGAAATCACCCTCTAGGGCTGTTTGCATTGGACTTCTTTGGAAGTGTTTAAATCCATCCGGACAATCTGTTTTTAAGAACCAAGCATCATTGTCTGTTAGATAGTGATTAACTACATATCCATCAGGACACATGCCCATATTCTTAACAGCGTTAATATCATTGTCAGATGTTCCAACTCTACCAGGAGTGTTGATTAATCTGTCAGCGATAAACTGCAATTGAGACGGGACAATCAACTTCATACCTTTGAGAGCAATTTGTAATTGTCTGTCATCAGTTAGAGTTGATACAGTAATTAACGCATCTTCTAAAGAAGTTTCGTTAAGATCTGTGTATGTTGAAGGTCTGTTACTTGAAGTTCCGCCGCCACCAAGTGGGTGAGCATTAGAGACAAGAGGTTGACCATCGCCACCCGTTACGCCTGCAGCAAACGCGTTGTTAAGAACAGCGGCTGCTTTGATTTGCTTAGTATTTGCCATAGATCTAGCCAAGGCTTTTGTATACCTTGAACCAAGTCTATCGTATAGATTATCTTCAACTGCCTCTTCTGTAAGAGCAAAAGCTAAAGCAACAGTTTCGTGGGAGTAACGTGAAGTATAACCTTCAGAAGCGTTATCAAAAGATACGCCAGAACCCTCAGCTTTCACTGAAGCGTTACCAAATCCTACGATCATTACTTCTTCTTCAAACGCTCTGTCTGATGATTCAGTTTCATAGATTTCTTCATGCTCGGAATCATACCTAGCATATTCCATTCCAAACAGAGCGTTTAGGCCCGGTTCTAGCTCTTTAGCTAATTGTGAACGATTAATAGCCATTATTAAACTCCTGTTACCTGAGCATAAAAGTGCTCATTGATTTTTACAATTAAGTTGACGTTTGCTGAAGCTCCGCCAGTTCCTAGAGTACTATTCTCTGGATCTGTAGAAATTCCAACAATCCTTAGTTGGGCTGAAGTAGCAGCAGTAGTGCCACTAATTTCAACGCCTGACATACCTGTTTGAGTTGAACCTGCTGTATAAACAGAATCAGCGTTGTTACCAACAACTGTCTGTACAACTGAACCAGTTGCTGCAGATTGTACTTCAAACAAAGCATTAGGATCGTCAACCACGAAAGCAACCGCGTCAGATGTGACAGTAGCCGTTGGCCAGTATGATGAATAAATAACATCACCACTTGCGTCGGTATACTGACACCCTCTGAAAACACCTAAAACTGGGTTATCAGTAGCTCCTGCTACCAATACTGTTCCAGTGTTAAGCATTTTAACTAGGTCGCCTGAGAAAATACTTCCGGTTGCACCAGAGGCTATTTTGTATTCGGTTACTCCTTCATTGTTGTAACCCGAGCCAATTTTTCCTACTGATTTTAATCCGAAAGGTGCATCTTGATTAGACATAATTTTACCTTTTATTAAATATTAATTTGACGATATAGAATTAACTTCTTTTACCGCCTCCAAAAGTTACGCTTGAAGTTCTCTGAGGTTTTAACATCGGAGAACTTGGATCTGATTCCTTCATTAGATCATTATCAATAGCTTCTTGTTGCTGTTGAGCACGTGATTGGAAATAGGCGTTTCTCTCATCGCGTGTTTCATTCGGAATCTTAGCCAAAAGCAAACCACCCACGGATACAACACCAGCGTGCTTTCCATCATCAATCGAAGGAAGTTCAAAGTCTCCAATCTCCTCAATACGTACAAGCTCAAAGCCTTCACGCAATCTGGACATTACATTCTTTTTGTCTTCCTGACCGACAATTTCTGCTCTAATCCACCTGTAGGAATATCCTTCGGGTGGTGGTGGTGTCTCCAACATAGATGGGGGACGCCAAGGTTTGCGAGCGTTCATATCAGCTCGAGTATCTGCAGAACGAGGAGTTCTGTTGTTTGTTTTTTTATCTTCAGTCATTTGCTTACCTCTTAATATATTTAGCGTATTCTTGAACTGGAACATTCAAACGACGCGCCATTTCAACTTCGCTTTTAGTAAGCTTTACTTGTCGTTTGCGTCCAGAGCTTTCAGACCTTCCAGCAGGAGCAACAGTTTGTTGCGGCTTGCCTTGGGTTTTTGTTCCTTCAAATTTATGAGGGAACTCAACTCTGATACGTTTATCAATTTCATCATAGTACATTGAGTCGGAAGGATCAAATCCTTCTTCATCGACTAATTTCTTATGAATGTTAAATGCAGCCAAAGTCATGGTTTCGTCTTGACCAAACCAATCGTTTTTTGTAGCCCAATCCTCGGCCGCAGGGTCTGGATCAGCTGCTTGTTGTTGTACGGGTTGTTGATAGGTCTGTTGAGGAACGTTTTGATAAACAGGCTCTTGTTCAATAGTCATGCGATTGTTGGCCAATTTACTTTCTTCAACAGTAATCTTATCTAAAATTTCCTGGGCTTTGGTTACCTTGTCCCAGTCTTGTTCTTGATAAGCACCTTTTAAAACAGAATTAGCTTGGGCTCTCTGAGACTTAAGTCTGTTCTCAGCTTCGCCATAATAGCTTTGATTTAATCTAGA